AAAATGAGTGGATCTCGCAATGCTCGTGAAACCCGTGAGGGTGAAGATGGGCCGGAAATCAATCCTACCTTGGTAACAAATCTATATACTCCATACCTTAATCCCGCTTATGCTGGGATGAAGGGTGACTCGATGGATGATAATGTCGATACGTTCGCTTGTGGAGTAGCACCAATTGGTTTCGGCTTGGTAGTGACTCGCACAGCAAGTGGCTTGCTCACTGTTCTTGCTGGTGGTCCGGCGCCACTGCTTGCTGGTGTTGCTCTCCATGATCATATCATTGCGGCAAAGGGCGGTTACACTCAATACGATGCCGTATCTGTTATGAATCGCGGCAAAGTGTGGTGTCAGGTGGTTGCTGCTGATGCAGGAATTGTTGACGGCGCTGCGGTTGCTTATGAAGCTGCTACCGGAAAGGTTCAATTTACGCCAACCGGAATGGTTGTGCTTCCCAGGGCTATTTTCCGCAGCACCGCTATTTCTGTTTACGATATCAACTACACCACAACGACCCTGGTGGCCTTGGTCGAGCTGCATTATGGTCTGGCGTAACAACATTATTTAGGAGTAACGAAAATGCCGCTGGACACAGCAGCTACCCATATGAGGTTTGACGAGCAATGGGCTGAAAGCCTAATTCCTCACATGAACAAATTGTTTCGTGAGGATGCTATTGGCGATTCAGCCACAATCGGAATTTGGCTCGCCAGGCAGCTCGATTATGTTTCGTCCAAAGTATATCAGCGTCAGCTACCGGCAATCAATGCTGATAGGCTTGTGCCGGATGATACTTCTGTGCCGGAATGGGTTGAGACCGTAACAACTCTTCAATACGATGCCGTTGGCATGGCCAAGGTCATTGCTAATTATGCTGATGATCTTCCCAGGGTCGATGTCCGTGGCGCTGCCAAACTCACTAGCGTCAAAACGATTGGCGATAGTTACGGTTACAATGTCAATGAACTCCGGGCATCGCGCGCTACTGGGGCAGGTTTGGATCAGCGTAAGGCAGACACTGCTCGCCGTGCTATTGATTTGAAAATCGCTCAAATCAAGCTTGTTGGCGATACAAACTATGGCCTGTATGGTTTGTTTAATAATCCGAACATTCCTGAAGCCATTCTTCCTGTGCTTGGCGATTGGACCACGCTGACTGGCGATCAAATTCTCCAGAATATGATCTTCATGGCCAGCACCTATACTTCGCAGAACCTTGGTGTTCATCTTGCCAACTATCTTGAGCTGGCGCCGAAAGCATATCTTGCCGCATCCACCAAACTTGTTACTGCTGCAACTCCAATGACTGCTCTTGAGCGTTTCAATAACGCTTATCCTGCCATTACGGTAGAGCTGATTTGGGAACTGCAGCAGGCAGGCACTGCTAATAAGGATATGGCATTGCTCTATGAGCGTAACGCTGACAACCTGGCCCATCTCTATGTGATGCCGTTCACTCAGCTTCCCCCAGAAGCACGTAACCTGGAGATTGTGGTTGATTGTATGGCCCGTTCCGGTGGCGTTCAGGTCTATTACCCGTTGGCTCTGCTGAAGGCGATGACTACGTAGGAGTAACAAAATGCCTTCAGTGGTTAATAAGTCAGAACGATTGATTACGATTGGAGGATATTGGCTGACTCCGCTCATTCCGATGGACGTTCCTGATACGGTTATGAATAATGACCGTATCAAGGAATTGCTGGAGAGTGGTGAGCTGGAGATTGAAGGTAAGAAAGAAACAACTGCAAAGCATGTAGTTGAACAAGAAGAAACAAAATCAGAGCCGAAAATCACCAAATCTAGTCTGAAGAAACCACAACCTGAGGACTAAATCATGCCGTTTGTTTCTGGTTTCCTACATGTAAAGGGTGGTGGTCACCCTGGTAATGAGCTGCCTGAAGGTGAGCGGCCGGTTGATCCTGGTTACGGAATGGATCTAGGGTCAGGCATCGACAATACGCTTCCAGAACCACCTCCTGGTATCTGGCCGCCACCTTCATTCTCGCGCCCGATTGTTCCGATCATTGATAATACTTTGCCGGTCCAACCCGGAACAATTTGGCCATCGCCTGGTAGGCCACCTCACATTAGTGGTGGGCCTGTTCCACCTACTGTTGGTGGTGGTCCGATGCCAGGCACTCCATCGCGCCCAGACAATACGCTTCCAAAACCTCCTGGCACTCCTGATAATAGTTTGCCATCCGGAAAGTTTTGGGTTGTAGCTGGCATCCCAGGAATGGGCTGGCGTTATGTGTGTGTAGACCCTAGCCTATCAGCTGGCACTCCGCTCCCACCGGCACCCGCACCTAAAGGGTAACAAATTGTCGGAACGTTCACCACGGATTGTTGAGTTGCCTCCTCACTACACTGAAGTGGTGACGTTCCTTCAATTGTTCTTTCCACAATTCTTTGATCCTGATTCGCCTCAATATGTTGATCCTGATATCCTTACGCAACTCATATGGATATCAGAGGATGCTAGGCCATTGTGTCTATCAGAACGGATGCAGAACTATGCTCAGGCAATGTATACTGCATATCTTGTTACTTTGAGGGAAGATACCTCAAGCGGAACTGTTGACACGCCTGTAGCTGGTCCGATTGTTTCTGAAAAGGAAGGTGACATTTCGGTAACGTATGCTACAGCATCTAGCGGCGGAAGCGATACAAGTAAGAATAGGCCACCGTCAGATCCTTGGAGTTTGTGGAACAAACTTTGGGCACAGTGTGGGCGCGGCGCCATTACGACAAGGTATGGAGACCCAGTTAGACTATCAGGACAAGCATTTACAAATGTCATTACTCCGCTTGCTCTTAATGTTTGGAGAGCAATATAAATGGCGACCACAGTTAAAGTTATTGATACGGATCAAGGTTACAAACGTATCGGTATGAATATGAAGGAATTGAATGGACGTAGTATCAAAATCGGTATTTGGGGATCTGCGGTTCAAGATGGTGTAGCAATTGTAGACTATGCGATATATAATGAATTCGGAACATCTCGCATTCCAGCGCGTCCATTTATGCAAAAGACATTTGATGATAAGAAAGATGAAACGATGAAGTTTGCTGAGTTTCTCGTGGGCAAAATGATCGATGGCGGAATGACTGCGCAAGCTGCTCTTGATAAAATTGGTTTCCAATACCAATCATTTGTTCGTGCAACTATTCGTGATGCTAAGAATTGGGCTGCCCCTAATGCTGATTCTACTATTGCTGCGAAAGGATCCAGCTCTCCATTGATAGATCAGGGACGTATGGTTAATGCGGTTAACTTTGAGGTGTCCTAATGGCCACTTCATTTCGTAGACCGTTCCAAGTTTTGGTGCGTAACATGGGCAATTGGGTTGAAGGAATTTATCAACCTGATGACGGAATTGGTCTAAAGCGAACCATTATGGCAACGGTTCAAATGCCTTCTACTGGTGACCTGGGCAAAATTGAATTGCTACCGTATGGGAAGCGTGCTGGTAGATACATCAAAATCTATACTGATGAAAGATTGAATTGCGTAAATCAGAAGATTGCTCCTGGGCGGCAGGCGCTCCCAGGAGATATTTTCTATTATGATGGGAGTGAATATCTTATCTTTGGCGAATCAGATTTTCAGATGTTGGGACGGTCCAGATCAACGCCTGTTTCGCACTGGCGTTATTACGCTTGCGAATTAATTGAGAGCGCTGAGCTGGAGAATGTTTCTTGATTAAGCAATTATGGACATTGGTTGATTACGTTATAAATAATCAAACATATGCTGATCCACGTTTATTCCCATCTCAGCAGCCACCGTCTGTTATTTGGTCATTTCAAAATTCATCCCGTATAGAAAAGCCATATATTGTTCTGAATTACACTAGCGTAGATGTTCCGGATCACGAATATTACGATGCCATAGATGCTCAAGGCAATCGCCAAGTATCTAGTTGGCGCAAAGCAGTTGTTGATATGCAATTCTATGCTGGTCCTGATTCTTACATTATGGCCAGCCGTTTTGTTAGCAGGTTGGCCATGGATCTTTCGTTAGACAAACAAGCTGAACTTGATTGTGCTATCGGAACAAGACTGATGCTTGCGCGCGTGCCCGCGATGCTTAATGAATCTCAATATGAAGATAGAGCAATCTATACATTTGAATTCTATTATACAGAAAGTCAAATCGAATTTGTTTCGCTCATCGAGACAGTAATTGTCGATGGCACATACACAGGGGCAGCTACTGGGGATATAACTTGCACTGAAACAATTACTGTTACACAGAACCTCACTCCATAGGAGAACAAAATGGCTAACATTGATCGTATCGTTAAGGTTTCTATTTCGCTACAAACTGCAGCTATTACTTCGCAAACGTTCAGCGATTTGCTTTTGTTTGGGCCGTTTGTTCCCCCAGCAGGAAGCACAGCTAAAGTTTATGTCATTACTGATCCGGATGAATTGGTTGAAACGTATGGAGTGTTGGTTTCGGAACCAATGTATTTGGCAGCTCTTGCTTTCTTCAGCCAAATCCCGCATCCTCCACGCCTATACATTGGTCATGATGCTAACGCTGTTGACGTAACAACTGATTTGATTGCGCTTAATGATGAGAATAGCGATTGGTATGGAATTTGCGATGTATTGCATGATGAAACTCGCGCAGTAGCTATTGCTACGTGGGTTGAGGGGCATGAGAAACTTTTCGTAACAGCATTGAGTGATCCACTTAATCTTTCGACAGCAGCAACTGATACAACTTCTACTGGCGCGCTCCTCAAGGCAGGAAACTTCTTCAGAACTGCTTGGTGGTATAGTGATGATATTGAAAACTTCCCAGATGTAGGGATTTGTTCTAAGTCATTTACGAAATATCCTGGCCAAGAGACATGGGCTAACCAACGTCTCGCAGGAGTAATGTCTACCAAGCTGAGCGAAGGCAACTCTATTAACGTTCAGCAAAAGAATGGCAATACCTTTGAACCGTTCCGTAACATTTCTATTACGCAATACGGAAAGGTTGCTGGTGGCGAATGGATTGATGTTATTCGTTTCCGCGATTGGTTGTGCGAAGAAATCAAGGTCACTATCTTCCAGCAGATGGTAGACAATCGCATTCCCTATACTGATCCAGGCATTGCGATTATTCGCAGTAGGCT